TCGCTGATCTTAAGCTGAGTAATAGCGTTCTGTATTCCCTCCCCCCAACGGCTTCTACGAGTCCGAATTATCTTACCAGGCTCAGGATTCATAAGATCCTCGACATTGATCAGCATCGGGTCGACGATAATCATGTCGTTAATGGCTTTCCTGACATTGGTTATATGACTATTGAAAAGCCAGTCCATAACCTCTTGCAAACCATAGCACACTTCGAGGGAAGCCACTGGGGTCGCTGAATAGCCGTCGAAGTTAGGGCACGCGGCCACGACTGGATATAGATTGTGGTTCAAGCCCAGTGGCATCGCCTTGATCACTATTTCATCACCTGCTACAGCGAATAACCATTTCTCTGGATAATCGCTATCTCCGAGCTCCCAATCCGAGGGGATCAGAGTTATATACATGTAGACTACGTCCACTGGTTTAGTAATACTGGAGGCCGCGCTGGTTTCTCCAGTTCCACTTCTCTCAGAGCCAAGGTATGTAGCAGTCTCAGAGTATAAAGCTGATCTGCCATCTGTGTGCTTCAGATACTTGCAGTTGAAGAGATCCTCGCTGATCTGCTCTTCCTTGAGCAGGTTATTCCTATTAGTCCTGCTAATCCACCCTACGTACTCACCCTTCTGTATATCGTGGGCTGGAAAATTAGGGTCTGGCAGATATAGGAAAGGGTTGACATTAGCCAAGGCATTTCCCTCGTATATCACATCCTCGACTGTCAGAGTCTTCCTGGTTTCTATGACTCCTCCCATAGACCCTGTTACGTTCTGCTCTCCTACACCTGTCCTAGTACCAGTCCTCTTTGTCCAGTAAGGTGTGGCAATACCTGTACCATAGGCAAGTCCGTCACGAAACATGGTATGCAGGTTGAGCCCTACCTTACTTTTCCTGATATGATAGTCGATAAGAATCTCCAGCATTATCGACCCATAGAGGTCTTCCGGGCCTACTCCCTCATACTTGAAAATAGGAGGGGTGAGAAAAGTACCAGTAAGGTACGTGAGTAGTGTCTCCAAAGTAGCGTAGGACGAGGGGACTACAATGGATACAGGTTTATTCGGGTCTTTCTGCTTAACTACAGTCTCACTATCCTTGAGCGGAATATACGCGGTTAGAGTTCTATCAATCTTCTTCCACGCGTCGAATCTTCTGCTCATGATACTTCTACTTTCCCTCGCCCTGGCTAAGACTTCAGTACGAATCCTGTCGTGAAGTTTAGACCCAGGTTTGACATTCAAGCCAAGAGGGTATTCGTAGGAGTATCGTACAGTGGGATCGAGCACTGTATCTTTGCTATAGCCACCTGTAATCTGTATTGGCATTGTAGTCCCTCGTGTAAGATTTTCTTACATGACGTTATTTTACTATCCTGAGCTTAAATCCAACTCTATTAGCGTCTCCCATGTTCTGGAAACGTGCTCTATATATCCCATTGAGAGGTAGGTTTGTTAACACTGCATCTCCAACCTTAGGACAGCGTAGCTCGGAGTTCAGGTAGTCTAAGTTATCCCCGCCAGTTCCGAATACATTACCGTCGTCCATCTCCACTGACAGGAGGGTGAAGTCGTAGTTATCACTCGGTGCTAAGTCTCCATCAGCTGGATCAAACTCGATATAGGCCAGTAATCCAATCAGGTTACCCAAAGGTAGCAAGGCCTCGCCCGAGGCGTTACTTACCGCAGTGGCCGATACATCATAGATTGTGCTACCCAAAGCTGCCGAGGTCTCCGGCACTCCCAGGGTATACGAGCCTATTACTCCAGTAGGAGTAGGAGTGGCTGTTCTAGTCGGGGATAAGGTTCTTGTCGGAGTAGCCGTCTTAGTCGGTGTCCGAGTGAAAGTGCCAGTATATGTTCTCGTCGGCGTACGGGTGACAGTAGGTGTAGTGGTTATCGTGTTAGTAAAAGTAGCAGTCTTAGTCGGCGTATTGGTAATTGTCGGAGTAAAGGTCTTAGTAAGAGTCGGTGTATTAGTAATAGTCGGCGTAGGTGTATACGCTTGAGCTAAGACGTAGACTTCCGTCTCATTCAAGGATCTGTTCCACACCTGAAGTTCATCCAGGGCTATTCCTTCTTTACCAACGAATAGGTTAGATACTGAGCTGTCCATCAAAGCTATCGTGGTAGTAACCGTAGATATCAGAGCTCCATCGAGGTAGAACTTCACACTTTTCGGGCTCCCATCTAGGCTAGTAACCACAGCCAAGTGCTTCCAGTTCGTGGTCTCTGCACTATCACCTGTAGTAGTAAAGTTAAGAGCAGTTTCTGAGGCATCATAGACTGTGCCAGACCATTCCCCGTCTGTATTAGCGTCGACGTTAACATCCCAGGCACTAGCCTTGAGTATGATCTCGTTAATAGTAGTGGCAATATCTGCTCTCTTAAACCAAGCGGCCCAGGTATGATTAGCGATGCCGTCTAAGTTAGGTGAAGCTGCAGAGATTGTCAGAAAGGAAGCTGTAGAGAAAGAACCACCATAGCCTCTAGGACTGTTGATATAGCTCACCGTTCCGTCTTTAGTAACTGTTCTTCCCACTCCAGATTGGTCTGTATATCGATTCTCGAAGTCGATATACAGCTGTAAAGTAGTCGGTGTAGCTGTCGCAGTATTAGTAAACGTCGGTGTAGGCGTAGGAGTATCTGTCTGTGCCCCAGCTACGATACTCCAGCCTAGAATTAGAGTCGCAAGCCAAACTCGTTTCATTGTATCCTCCCTATCTCTTGAACACTCGTTGAATTATTATCGAGTCAGCTCCTAACACCTTTATCACTATCGGAGTTTCCGTCACTGTAGGAGTAGGTGTCGGTACCGTAGGAGTAGGGGTTGGAACTGTATTTGTCGGAGTAGGAGTGAAAGTTGACGTAGGCGTAGGAGTAGCTGAGCTTCCTAGATTATAGAGCTCAGTAACATCATCTGCACTCAAAGCCCTATCATACATACGGATATCGTCGAAGTCTGCTGTAGTCGCCCCAACCGTACAGTTGTCTCCAGAAGCAATTAGGTCTGTCCATGAAGCCGGATCTGTGATGGTCTGTGCAAGACTCCCGTTGATATAGTATTTAATCGTGGTCCCTGCCCCACTAAGGTACACGGTCATGCAAATATGGTTCCAGTCAGTGCTGGCCCCGACATTGTTAGCTGATACAGGATCTTGGCGGTGACCTTCACTGTCAAAGATGTACGAAGTCCACGAGGAGCCATTAGCCGTGTCTTTCCTGCGAATCTTATAGCCCGATGGCTTCAAGACCAGATTGTCCAGGTTGCTGGTCGTATCATCTGGCTTGATCCAGGCAGACAAGGTAAAGTCAGCAACTCCTTCCAGACCACCTGGAGAGTCATAGATGGTCAGGTAAGCCCCAGTGTCGAATGACCCAGCCTTAGTTCCTACCTTACCAGTCACATAGTTTAGTGTCCCATCCTTATTAACAGTCCGGCCCACACTAGACTGATCCGCGTAACGGTCCTCAAAATCAATATGGACCTGTAGATTGGACGTAATATCAGCATTAGCAGTGAAAGCCAGTAGGAAGAATAAGAGAGCTAAACGTTTCACAATTTCCTCCTGTCGCTACTTACAAAGAGCATAGCTGCGGCAGCGAATCCGAGCCAGAATCCTATAACCAGACATCCGTAATAGTACACTATTCGTGATCCTGTTTCGGTACTACTTTCTGCACGACTAGATTATCGTGGTTAATAAGAGCATCTTGTGTTCTTAGAATGTCAATTCTGTTGAACACCCCCAGAGCGATCTGGATTCCTAGAGCAGTAAGCAGAGTTATGAGCCCTGTTTTTAGCAGTGAACGAGTCTTCATCTCTGCCTCTACCCACTTCTCCATTACCGTTACTCTAGTGCTGAGAGAGTCACCATTATTCTCGAAGAGCTTTGCATTCACTTCATTCACCTTCTCTTCTATGGTACTCATCTTCTCCTTGATGTGCTGAAATTCCTGAGCACACGCTTCAGGGTTCACGCAGGTGTATTTCGGGATCTGGGGCATTAAACGGCTCCTCGGTCAAAATATTGCTCGGGGCAGGCTCAGCTGCTTCAACAATAGGGATGAGTTTGTGCCGGGCAGATACTATTTCAGGAGCCAGTTCAGCACTGTCAGCGGAAAGCAGAGCGGAGATATACCTCTGCTTTACCTGAGCTGCTTCTAGCATCTTAGCCGCGGCGTGAGCTCCAAGCTCAAGTTCCAACACAGACTGCAGTTTTTCAGGTCCTGTAATACTTACGAGAGCTAGTACCTTATCTGTACCGAGCTTCTCTAATGCGTCGCACCACACTTCTCTATCGAGCATGATATCTCCTAATTTTCGAGACTATAGCATATTTTCCTAGCCTTGGCAAGCATAAAATAAATGCCATCTTCCCAGAAAGTGGGCCGAGATTGCTCGGCCCCAGTCTGGAAGAGGACCCATGCTGTGGGTGTGAGGTGGGCATTATTTCCAGGCGTAAGATTATCTTACACCAGGCCAATCTAGGATGTCTACACCAGTTACCGTGTAGCGGCTTAGTCGAGTTCGCGTTGGAGTCGCTGTTTCCTTCGGTGCAGGTGTAGGAGTTACCGTCGGTTCAGGTATATAATTGAGGATGATTGTATCATACAGGCTCGGTTCTATCTGAGGATTAAAGCTATTCGACCTGTATATAAGCCTATTCTCTCCCTCACTCAAAGCACAGGCTTCGAAGAGGTTGGCATATACTCGGCCATTGCTCTCGACTGAAGGGAGGGTGAAGGTTCGTTCTTTATTATCGGACCTTCTCAGACTAAACTCGAAGTAGTCGGGAACCAACGAGGGACCAAAGCCACAGGGAGCCATCTGCAGTACTACGTAAGGACCTGGCACTTGTATAGGTGCAGGATCGTTACAGCTGTCTTCGCCTCGGCAGCTCTTACAGTAGCAGCCTTGGAGAAGCAGGATTAGGACTATCGTCAGCACTACTCTTCTCATCTCTTCCTCCTTAAGTGTATGTAATCTTCTCAAACCGCCATATGGTGTACAGGATAGCAATATCGTCATTAGGAGATCCTGGTACCCCTCTATAAAGAGTTACTTCAAGCCACAATCTTCGCATAACAGCACCACCAATTTCAGTAGTTCCAAAGGTTATTGTATTCAACCCCGGAGTACTTCCAGAGTTAAACGTCTTTGTAGAGATACTTCCAGACGTGCTAAACGCTCCAATAGCTTGATCTTCAAACGTTCCAGAGCTGGCAAAAGCGTTAGAAGCTTGGACCGTTGTATTAGAGACACCAAACAGAGCAATACTGACTCTGTTTGAGGAGTCTCCCCATTTAACTGCCACGGATATCTCTTTGAGAACAGTACCTATACCGGTGTAGGGACACGAAAGCATAAAGGAGATAGACTGACCCTCATCTCCTGCATGAACCATTGCCCCACTATTACGATCACGAATCCAACCAGAAGATTGAACACTCTCTGCATCCGCTCCTGGACACCACCATCCACTCGATTCATAATCAGAACCACTTTGCACAATCTCGATATAAGGAGAATCAGGCTCATAAAACTCCGCTGTAACGCTGTCCCAAACAGGAGCTCCACCCTCAACTCGCTTGAGAAACTGACCATTACTTCCACCCGTGGTCAGTGCCAAGGCTGTAGTTGTTGAATAAGCTACCTGACCATTGCTTGGAGATAACGATGCATTAGTTCCTCCATTCCCTAGCGGAAGATTCCCAGTGACTGCATTCGCAGAGTCAAGCTTTACTGCTCCCCACTCTACGTTGGAAGCATCACTCTTCATCCGGAGTACTTGGTACGCAGTGCCCTTGGCCAGCTTCGAGAGTACGTTCGTGCTACTAGCATACAGAATGTTTCCGGTCGTATAAGTGCTAAAACCAGTACCCCCATAGCTCTGCGGAAGTGTTCCAGTTACTCCCATAGAATCTAACTGAACTGGTCCAACCTCGAATGCACTTCCAGTTGGATTCACCCGAACTACCCAGTAAGATTGGAAAGATCCATAAGAAAGGGTACTGATTCCACTAGTTCCATTTCCCACAAGCAGATGTCCCGATGCTAAGGTGGTCTGCCCAGTCCCTCCTCGACTCACCGGAAGCGTTCCAGTGACTTGAGACCCCAGGTTTACCTTACTAGCAGTAATAACCTGTGTACCTGTGTTTATCGAGATATAGGTTTCTCCAACTATTGATCCGACAGCAGGATGTATGGTTCCTGTCGAGGTATCAATAATATAGGTGTTAACTCCAGTCTTTTTCACGAAACCAAGATCAGAACCTGAAAATCCCATACAGGTATCGAAGGTCCGCCAAGCAGGAGCCGTGGCTCCAGAGTAGAGGAATTGACCTGAGGATATCGCCAACTTGCTTAGAGTAGTCGTTCCTGAGGCATAGAGCATATCTCCCACCGAATAGGAGGTCTGCCCAGTACCACCCTGGCCTACTGTTAAGCTGGCCACCCAACTTGGAGGAGAGGATAGGCCTCCACTGGTGCAGATATAATTACTAGCCCCTGGCACTAATCGAGCCAACTTGGTATTTACACTGTCATAGTATATGATACTGCCATGAGTATCATAGGCATTATTACCAGTGCCACCTCGATTTATCGCTAAGGTTCCTGAGGAGAGCACCGAGGTATTAAGTCCTGCAATACTAGTATTTACTACTGCCGTTATCCTACCATAGGTGTCTACAGTTATCACAGGAACTACCGAGGAGCTACCATAGACTCCAGGAGTTACTACACCAGACGGGAGGTCTGTGGCAGTTAAGTTAGCCGCTGTGTATGTATTAGCAGCTGTTCTCTTCACAAAGCCAGTGCTAGATAAGCCTAAGAGCTCATCGTTAGAACTCCAGCCTGGGGTACCTCCAGCTGCTCCAGTTCCTGTCATGGTTAGAGCTTTAAGTAAGGCAGCTGTGTTTCTAGTATCAGCTAAAGTAGTAGCGTTAGAGGCATAGACTATACCGTATTGATTCCAGCTTGTTTTCGCAGTTCCTCCAGAAGCTACTGGTAAGGTACTAGTCACATCTGAGGTTAAGTTAACAGCACCAAAAGTAAGAACCTGAGTTCCTGCTGTAAACGATACGTAGGACTGACTCTCTGTTACAGATAGAGCAGGATGTATCGTACCAGTGCTGGTATCCACTGTATACGTGTTGGCTGCGGTGTGCTTGACAAAGCCACTGGTTGCTGTATCCAAGCCAAGAAGTACTACATCTCGAGTCGACCAGGTTGGGGTAGCTGCGAGAGTATGGAGAATAGTGTCTGCGGCTCCAGCTTCAAAGCCTATGGATACTGCTCCAGCTACGGTACTTACTGTCAGAGGGCTAGTTCCAGTCTCTGATACTGATATCACAGGGAAGGCTATATCGGTGTCAGATAACGCAGTAACGTGGCCGTAGGTGTTAACAGTTATCGTAGCTGATTTCGTGCTACTTCCCTTACTGGTATTCGGGCCTTTAGCCCAGTGAGAAACTGATACCGCGCCTGTACTAGTCGTAGTAGTGGCAGTAATAGCTGCATTTCCAGAGCTAACTGAGGTTACGATAGAGTTCCAAGTAGGAATACCACTGTTTATCTGAGTCAGACCTTTTATAGCAGTAGGCGAGGTATTAACTGGCACTCCATCAAAGACCGTGCTACTACTGGCATAGACTACTTCATTATTCGACCATGTAGCGTTATTAGTGCCCCCATTAGCCACAGGTAGTATACCAGTTACATCGGCTGCTGAGGTGAGGGTTACTTTAGAGAAAGTTAAGGTATTAGTGCTCTCAGTAACATAGGTTAGAGATCCCTTCACTATGTCTAGGAAGTCGAGCACATTATAGTACCCAATAGTGCCGTTAGCACTTCCGACAAACTTATAGGCTCCGGCTCCAGCACTTACTAGACCTATTGAGACTGATTCTAGGAGGGCTGTATTAGGCGTACCAGATAGGCTAAGAATGTCGTCGCAGCCTGCGGCTATAGTCAGAGCTGATGGTGTTATATCCGTGACTATGCCTAGACTATCCAGGGTCTCCCAGGTTACTGTCGGGGATGGTGTACCAGGAGTGCTCGTAAGCAGGGCTATTGCTTCTCCAGCAGCTCCTACTATGGATATCTCTGTGTCGGCCAGTACTGCTCCAGTACCTCCGTCAGTTACGGTAAGGACTCCAGAGGGGAGCGTGGTTATGTCGCCAATACCACTGCCTATGTCTAGACGGATATTGTTCCAGTATAGGCCTCCTGATACATTGTACAGGGTGTTTGTCTTAGTATCAGGTGCAGTATCTTGGTCGATTATTAACCAAGTGCTCTTAGTCGTAGCATCGATACCACTGATCTGCATCCCACCTTTTACCTGGACCAGAGAAGTAGAAGGCTGCTTTAGGATACTAGTGGTTAGCGTAGATGTGTCATTCCATAGGGCGAAGTCGTTCTGGACGCCTGTACCTGTTATTTCCCCGGAGGCAGTGCTCAAAGGATTCCCGTTCCAGTACAGGGTTCCAGCCACATTGTATAGTCTGTCGGTAGTTATAGCAGGCCCAGTCTGCTGGTCAAACTCGATATAGCAGTTTCCACTAGCTCCACCTGTTATATTAACAGATCCCTGTACGGCTATACCCACTGGGGAGGAAGTATGCGTGATATAGGAATCCGCGAGGGTTGAGTTCGCTACTGAGCAGTAAGGCACCTTGTTTACAGAGATAGTGCCGCCAAGAGTACCTCCGCTAGTACTCAAGGCCGAGCCGTTCCACTTAAGAGTCCCACCTACGTTGTAGAGCTTGTCAGTATAGGGACTTGGCTCGGATATCTGGGCTATTTCTATATGGCTGTCAGTCTTAAGAGCTCCGACTATCTCAACACTCTTTACCCCAGCCGAGAGATTTCCCTTGATAGCACCACCGATGTTGAGTTCGTAACTGGCCGAGGCTGAGGAGGTGTCTATATCATAACCGATGACGATGTTGTGATAGCCTGTAGTAGTAGCCTCCCCAGCCTTATAACCAAGAAAGATGTTACCATAACCAGTCGTAGTCTGGTTACCAGAGTAATATCCAACTGCTGTGTTAGCATAACCTTCTGTTCCAGTAGTACATGTAATAGGATAAAGCGAGCCTCTGCCAATAGCAACATTATAATAGACGTTACAGTTTGTAGCGTCCCCTCTTAGAGCTTGATATCCTATCCCGACATTATGCTGCCCAACCTGGTTACAGAAAACCGACTGATATCCTATCCCAATATTTCCAAATCCAGATGTATTCTGTTGTAGCGAGGAGTACCCAAAACCAGCATTATGACTCCCAGTGGTAATCCGATACAATGAGTACATGCCGAAAGCGTTATTATAAGATCCAGTTACACTGCCAGCAGAGCCCTCTATATTACTACAAGCACTATAACCAAAAACACAGTTTGCTATACCACTGCTGATGTTATAACCAGCGCCGCGACCAACAGCAGTATTCGCATATCCAGTGGTATTGTAAACCAGGGCAGTAGACCCTATTCCAGTATTATAATATGCCTGTGTTGTGGAGTAACCACTCATATATCCAATATAAGTATTTTGCGCTCCATATAAATTAGCCTGCCCAGCCTGAACACCCACAAAAGTGTTAGCACTCCCTCTTACATTGGCTAACCCAGCATACTTTCCAAGGAATACATTGTTGGAAGCACTTGAGAGTTGCCTTGTTCCTGCTACGTTCCCTATACTAAGTTGCCCCGCTGTGTCGTAAGCAGAAATATAAACTGCATTAGATCCAGTTGAATCCCGAAGCCTGACGATAGAGCTATTACTCGTAACAGATTGCACTGATATATCATCTAGCATTCCGTCCCAAGTAGCGTCTGGAGTAAATACTATAGACTGAGAGCCAGTTGCAGAAGAATAATAGAAAGCAGCCGTGTAAGTTGTGTTTCCATTGTAGTTGTCAAAAGTAGTACCTCTGAGAAGTTTTTGGCCTGCTATGGAAATTGCTACGCCACCTGCCGTTCTTCCAGAAGTTGTGAAGGTCACGGAGTAGTAGGTATACTGGGTAAGAGTAATAGACTGAGAAAGTGTTCCTGTGTGGCCGGTACCAGCCGTGTGCTTCGCTTTTCCACTAGCATCCCATGACCAGTGACCATCAGCATCGGTCCAACCACTGATATCTGAAACGAAGGTCCCGTTTGTGACCAGTTCAGTCCCACTCAGGGTCGCGTAGGAGTTCTTCCCTTGCATGTAGGTGATGTCGTTTGCACGGTCTACATAGAAGGTATTCCCTGTGTTTGCTGAGGTCACATAGACCGCAGCGTCTGTGCTGGTCAGAACCGAAGTGGCTTCCCAACTCGAGACGTATCGAAGCGTCTGTCCACTAGATCCTGCGGCTAGTCCAGCTAAAGGCAGGGCTCCCCAGGCTACTGCTGCAGGATTACCTGAGCTATATAGAACGTGGGTTAGCCCATTAGTGGAAGGAATCAGGGATATTGTGACGTTACTGCTACCCCAGAGGGTTCCCGCTACGTTAGACACGTCGATAAAAGTTGAACCAGCAATAACTCCCGTATGCGTGGGCTCTACTACTATGCTGGAGATCGGCGTCCAGGATATCGCTACTGGATCTCCCGAGGACACTAGCATAGTATTCACGTCGCCAGGAAGCAGAGATACTGTTACATCATTCGCACTTGATCCCCATAGAGGAGGATAATCACCAGCAGCTCCTTCTACGTGCACTATTCCCTCGCCTAGGAGCTCAGCCTCGTGCCAGGTACCAGGGTCGATGAATTCTAGTGCTGTTTCTCCCGAGTTCACAACAGGTATCTGCCCCGCAGCATCGGTATACGTAGCAGGAGTATCCGTCAGCTCAAGGAAAGTCTCCGCACCAGTCTCAGCAGGAGCTGCCCACCCTACTGTCGGCCCAGCTAAGGTGGTTATAACATCCCCGATTGAGCCGGAGGGGTCCAGCTTTATCGTTATTGAATGAGTCCCGTCGCCCATGACAGCATCGGTGACACTACTAACGTCGCCACTGTTGACCTCTAGTATGAGAGGACCAGCCGCTACAAGGTCGACGGCGCTAACTGCGGCCTTCGGCTCGGTGTATATTAGGTGAGGTTCGACTTCAGTATCGACTATCTGGACAAGATAGCCGTCATAATTGCTCGGATCGAGGATTGTATAGTCTAGGGCATCATTTAGCTCATAGAAATAGCTCGCTCCGCCTCCAGCACCGGCTGGAATAAGGGAAGCGTGGATCATTCCTGTCGATTTATCCGTAGCAACAGGGCGACATAGCAGCTGGGTGTAGTCAGACAGGGTTACGTAGGAGTGATAGTTGGGAGTGCCAGCGTTAAGCTTCCAGACATGCTCTGTTTTAGTCCAATAGTCAGTCAGACTAGCAAGAACTGCACTGGCTCGGCTATCAATATAAGCCTTGTGGACAAAGTGTCCAGGCTGTGTCGGCCACCAGCTAGGATTACTATTCGTTTCTGAGGCTACTTGCAAAGGAGCAGGCGCCCAGAGTCCCTGGTTAGCAAGATGTCCTTGATCTCCAGTGACGTCTAGACTATCGTCAAAGGAGAAAGGTCCCTCAGTTCCTATCCAAAAGTAGTGTATCATCCTATTCCTCTTGTAAGATTATCTTACGCCTGGATTAAATACACCGCCAGGAGCCCAAATCCTGCATTACTAGATCCTCATCTTCTGCATTTTCGACATAGTCTCTACCATTATCGAGAAAATCAGGGTAGTGTCCGCCTTCTTGCATGAGCAGGATGCCGTAGGCAGCACAGTCCATGAGGTCCCACTTCTCCGACGCCGGGAAGGAGAGTAGTTGAGCCTCCAAAGCGCCGCAAACTGCAGGATTATGATGGATAATTCCCTGCCGATAGAAGGGAGCCAGCCAAGCAATCCTGTCTTCTTTCTTCCCCTTGGCCCTCAGCTCCCTAAGAACCACTGATCTACCTGTTCTGAGCATGAAATCTCGAATAGGGTAGGTAATGTAGTCATCCAAACCTGTCACTTCATAGGCCACAGTATGGGCTTTCCAATAGTCAGCCATATTAAACATGCGCTCGTAGAGCTGATCTGGGCGAAGTTTCTCGCTCACAGCGTCCCGAATGAGGATTCTTCTATTCTCTACATCTATTCCCCAGGCTAAGAGAGCGCTGTCTGCGCTATGAAGCTTGACAGATTTGGCTGGATCGACGATTATGAAGGTTTCGAGCTGCTTCTTATCAATCTTTGTCTCATCATAAGGGTGAAACATGTGCTGAGTGAAGCAGGCGTCTTCCGTGGCCACCGCCATATTCCGGAACTCTCGGTAGAAAACGTCGAGCAGACCCTGTTTCTTGTACTGATTTACAAGAGTCAGAACCTCCGCGTCGCTCATATAGTCAGGCCAGAAGCTCTTATACTGGTCATCGCATAGGCTGAGGCGAATACTAGCCCAGTTTTCATCCTTGAGCAGCTCTTCCAGAAGCCCAGCTTCATGTAAGACAGTGCCAATTACGATGATTTTCCAGTCTTTACTACCCCTGTCTATAGCATTACAGAGGTCAGAGAAGAACCACTGCTTAACCTTCGCCCTCTGTTCCTCGCTCCGAACCTCCTCGGAGTCTTCAAGGTCGTCGACTATGATAAGATCGGGACGATAGTTACCATAGAGAAGGCCACGAACCTGCTGACCTCGACCTCTAGGCATAACTGCAGAACCCCAAGGAGTGGTCCAGAACTCCTTCCCGAAGGGGTGGTCTCGGCTTTCCGGCTCTATCTGGCCGAAGAGCTTCCTTATCATAGCGTTTGTCTTAAGTTCCAGCTTCAGGTTCTCCGACTGCATCTCGGCAGAGGAGCTACTACAGCTGACAGGGACTATGAACTTTTTCTCGCGAAAGAGCAGAGCCTTAGCAGGAAGGGCTAGATTGACTATACTAGTCTTCCCGAAGCCACGAGGAGCGGCTATTACTAACCGCTGTATAGAAGGATCGTCGATGTATCGAAAGAGCTCTCGATGCAAAGAGCTGAAGGGACGCGTGAATCGTTCAGGGAAGAGAGCCGTAGCCGTAGCCTTGAGGCTTCTACTACAGGCTGCTAGTACACCCTGCAGCATTGGGTCCTGTGCTAGAAGCTCCATCAGGTTCTCACATAGGTGAAGCGACGGAAGATCTGCATACCTGCACAGTCGAAGTAAGCGTTTGTCGGTTCTGGCTCTGTGGGTTCATAGACAGTGACCGGATAGCTCAGGCTTTTAAGCAAGACGGAAGTTCCTGTATCGTAGAGCTGCTGGACGCGAATAGCAGCGCCCCTTCGCAGGGATATCGGGTCCCAGAGTACTTCCCTCACTATCGCGTAGTGGGAAGTGTCTGGCGGACCTCCGACTATCTCGATGATATCTCCGTCCCAGTTTACGTCGTCGTTGTTATAGGAGGTGTCTTCTTTGAAGTCGGAGAAGGGGTAACCTGATAAGGTTACCTGAGGTTGTGGCTTCCCAGAAGGTGTTGTTACCGTCCTCTGCGCCATCTTTCTAGCAGCGATGAAAGAACAGTTGTCTTGAGTTGTTCTTCCCGAGGCAGCCTCTTCTGCCCATCCGACTGTGCTTGAGCCGTAGTAGGGAGTTTTAGAGGCAAACCGAGGAGATATCTTAATCTCAGATATAGTACAGGTTAAGGTAGAGGTGGGGACTATACTGAATTGCCCTGTCCCACTAGTAAGACCAGAAAACCAATGCCAGCCTGCAGTATCTGCTGTCTTCGCGTTAGCTGGAGTCGCGGCATCTTGAAACTCATTGCCTCCCTGCATTACTTTGAACCCACCTGCAGAGATAGAATCGACTTTGATATAAACGTCGTATCTTGTTGCCGTGGTTACCTTAGCCCCGATTGTCTCCACAACATGGGCGGTCTCAGCTCCGCTGGCTGAGATCGTATGGTAAGTAGTCGAGGCTGTCCAATTAGTGCCCAGGTTATAGTTAGTGGATATCGGATTGACAGCGAAGTAAGGATCGACGTTACTTAATCCCGTGGCCGCTTGCGTGTAAGTTGCACCTCGAGGGCCAGTGTGGTATAGCGGGATAGTAGTACCCTTTTCGGCTATCGGAGTAGTATCGCTCCAATAGAGGTTCCTCGCAACAGCGAGGGCCGAGTTTCCAGGACTCATGAAGAAAGACTCGGTCTCTCTTGTTTTTATCTTCACTGGATTAGGATAACTATGCGTCCAGCTAAGACCCCTGCTGTAGGGAAGAGTGGGATCACTAGGGAGCCAATAGCGGTGGTCGGCAGTATTAAAGTTACCGTCGATATTGCTCTTCAGATACTGATTGAAGTAATTGCTGGTTGTTAAATCCGTGCCAGGGCCCATACCTCGAAGGGCGTTCGCTATATTCTGCTGTATCGTAGCATCGTCGAGGCCTTCAGTACTAAGGTATTGCTCCACCCGCTGAGCATCATTGTTCCACGTTCTCATGAGGGTGATTATCGACTGGATATCATTAAGAACCTGTATCCGGTCGGCGTAGCTGGTTAAGGCAACGTAGCCTGACATTAAATTAACCTCCTACTTTAATCTTCGGAGGCTGCTTATACAGCAGATCCTTCGTCACAGCTACTACTGAGTCGATGGCCTTTCCTGCGAATAACTTAAGCACTTTCTTGCTCACCCAGTTGATCTTCATGTCGTCGATTAGAGCCTCGAGCTTAGCGACGGCCTGAGCTCTTTTCTCCGCACCAGCCATACCAGGGTTGGCACTCTCGATCAAGCCTACGACGATAGAGGCCGGCTCTCTGAGCTTAAGCATATTAGTTACGACGTACCAAAGCAGGGCAGAAAGCGCCCAGATGGTGGCGCCTCCCCAGGAGGCTATCTCTCGGGCGAGTTCCTCAGGTACTCCCCAGCTTGTGAGTAGAGGAATGATCTGTGTTACGAACATAGCCACGATAGCGGCGATCACTGCATTCGGCTTCTCTAGCATTATCTCTTCACCTTCCCTTTCTTCCTGCCTGTTCTACACATTGGTTTTGCTCCTACCCAATTTCGACCAGATCCATCTCTTGATTTTCAAGAGAGGAACCTTGATCGTTACTTTGGCTGTATTCTCTTTCCAACGCTCCTCCCAAGTTTCCCACCAGCGCATCGCTTTCCTCCTGGGCTTCTACTTGGACGATGATACCGGCAGCGTCCAGTCTTTTCTTCAGCTCAGAGATATCCCTGTCGGTAACGTGCTGGCTGAAGGTATGGGCCTCTACTTTCTTCACCGCACCTAGCCCGGCTCGGTCGAGCAGATCCTTGGCTACGTTGGCTCGGACAGAATACGGGCTCTCAGGGTTAGTCATGATCTCGACAAGAACAGCCTCGGCTTTCGGGGCTAGCATGGCTATTCTAGCTGAGGTTCTTTGTACCGCCTCGTCGGCTTGCCTTCTGAGGTAGGATAGCTGAGCTTGACCCAAGGGGCTACTCTTTACACTAGCAACAGTGAGGGAGGAGACACCCATATCTTCCGCTATCTGTGCATTAGTTTTCCCCAGAGCTACTTGTCGGAGAATTTCCCTATGCCTGTCCCAAAGCACATCGACTCCGACCTTGTCCCTCGTCGGCGTCGGCGGGCTTTGCTCAGGGCTAATTCCTAGACCATAGTCGAGCATAATCTACACATATCCTCCCAGCTTTTTCTGACTATAGCATACTTTCCTTTCCTTGTCAAGGCATATTTCCTTCCCTTTCTTCAGGTGTAAGATTATCTTACACGAGGTGGGGCTGGTATAGTGCAAGGTGTAGGTAGATACCATAATAGCAATCCCATATAAGGCTGGCTCCGGCCAGCCTATGCCATAGTACCAAGGGCGGGCTAGCCAGCCGCTAAACCGTTTTAGAAAGCCCCTATCGCGGGCAGGCTAGAGCCTTCCTCTCTCCCGATAGGTCTGGTAACTAGGATGTACATTTTTGTACCTTTAATAAAATCGTCACGTAATCTAACCTCGTGGGTATCACGTACTGCAGCGACTCTACCCCCCTAGCTGGGGGTGCTAATAGACTACCAGCCCCATAGATTAGGCAGAGTACTTGTGCATAGACGACTTAGTCTGTAGAGTATATCGGGCTTGCAGAGTATTGGTGGGCCAGATAGGGGTAGTCTGGTACTAGAGTAGTCTAGTACTGGTATGCAGGATATTCCGCCAGGGGCTGGTGTAGATAGCGAACTAGCCCTGGGGTTTAGGGCATAGTGTTCACACTTGAATAATCGGACTAGATAGTCCATACTTCTGCCCAATCTTGAACAGCTCTGCCCAATCTTGAACAGGCTATTGTTTAATTCTGGGCAGGTTACGAGCAGGTTACGATAATGCGTCTTGACTTACTTGATCTGCTTGATAATTCCTACTTGACTTGCTTGATTTACTTGACTATCCCTCTATGGCATGGGACCTGCACCTATCAGGGTCAGGCGCGTGGCGCCGTTAGATTACCTAGGAGGTGCTCCCTCAGGAAAAACTGACAGATTCATCCTAGTGGGCCACCCCTAGCTAGGAGACATATCATGGCCATAACCGAGACAGGTTATCTACCCGATAGCGGACAGGACCCTACTGCTGAGATAGAAGCAGGATTCCTGAAGACACGCTACTTCCACTATCCTAACTTTAAGGTGGGACCTAGTGGCGGGAAGGTTACCTACGAGCTTAAGGTTATCGGCAGGCTTGTAGACTTCGATCCAGACTTCCTCTGGTCGGTGCTCTGGGGAGGCAATACTCCTCGGACGATGATTGGGGACAAACTGGAATCCCTACAGGATACGGACGCTACATATCCTAGTAGGATTGACCACAAGCTGCACCTAACTGTGGGCGATCTGGACGCATGGCTGATTCTGCCGACTGGGAAGAGATCGCAGTCGATTAAGAAGGATAGCATGATCGCTGCTCTGACTAGTCAGAATCAGGCTCTGCAGACGCAGATTGCTGAGCTTACCAAGTTAGTCGCTGAGCTCACGGCCAAGATGCCCAGCTAGGAAAACTGGGAGGCTAGAAATAGCCTCCCACTCCTTCGCTCGACTTTCTGCCCCAGGTTAAAGCAGGAAGTCGAACGTAGGAGTGCAGGTGTAAGATAATCTTACATGAGGGAAATGCTAGCATGTTATCGTTGCTAGCAGAGTGATCATGTGATCACCCCCCTTCTTTCCGAAAAGGTTCTACACCTGGGAATAACTATAACTGCTCCTGAACGTAAGACGAGCAGTTAGAATTATTTAGTGTAGAAAAAAAAATATATAAAAAACTAGGACCAAAGATACCCACCCCTCCTGTCCACGGGATAGGTAATCCCAGGTGTAGAAGGTTTTCGGAAAAGGGGGGGGTGATCACGCGTTAGCAATGGTAGCATTGGTAGCAATGCTACCATTTTAGAAGCCTGTGCATAAGCACAGGAACTTTTGTGCAAGGAGGTTTCGAGTATGAGTACTACATACGTCAACCCGCCAGAGAAGTGTGACCTCTGTGGGAGGTCGTTCAAGCAGGTTAGTGTCATGTACGACGCCAACCTACGAGGCGTGGGGTGGTGTAACTGCTGCCACTCCTGCTTTCAAGTACACAAAGGAACCCTCGGCGTGGGCAGAGGGCAGAAGTACCAGAAACAGGACAACAATAGTTGGCTGTGTGTGAAGGGAGGAATGGGATGTTAGATGCAGAGAAGAAACGCCTGCTTGAGCAGGCGATAGCAGTCGAGCAGGAGAGCATCTCGGAAGAGGTGCTCAACATCTTCGGGCCTGACTCATACATTCAAGTCAGGCCCATCGAGGAAGGTGGGCTCCTGGGGGTCGACGTCTTGGTTAACCTTGTTGACTCTGAGCTCTCAAAAGGCTTGATCGCAGCCCTCGTCGCAGCGAGGGTTAAGGTCAGGTTCGAGAAGCTTATGGACGAGTACGAGCGATTGCAGGTGCTCAGGAACTAAACCTGGGCAGGGTACACCTAAGAAAGGAGGAATTAGCTGTGATTACAGAGTATAACCCTGAGACAAAAGAGCTGACTATTAAGATCAAGCTCGCGTCAAAGCAAGAGGCACCTCTATCTTCCACAGGGAAGAGTAAAGTGCTGGCTAGCACGTCAGGATTCACCTGGATCAGTTTCCCCAATCTGGGAGAGATAGGAGTCTCCTTGAATGTAATAGCGACAAGGAGGTAGACTCCTGGGCTTAGGGCCAGGTGTAAGATATTCTTACACCTGGATCTAAACTCAAGACCTGATCTAAACTCAAGAGAAAGGAGGTGCATATGTATGCAGTATAGAGTTGACCTGGGTGAGGAAGTACTAGCTGTCTTCTCAACGTGGGAAGAGGCCGAGCAGTACTTGCTCAAGATGGAGGAAGATCTGCTTGAACAGGGAGACACTGCTTTAGTATCAAAGCTCGATATAGTTGAGTTCGAGCTTCCTAAGCCCAAGAGCACAGGTCGTCGATATGATGACCTCGATCCTAGAATCTGAGGAGGAGGTTAACCTCATGGACGAGAAACAACTAAAGGTAGAGCAGTTCTACCTGGCCCGTGAGTTATTCCTCGCGGATATCAGAGCAGGGATAAGCCCAGGCACTGCCGTACGTAGTGCGTGGCACTTCGCTGCTATGTTTATCGACATAGCACGAAGGAATGTCATTATCGATAGGAAGGAGCCAGGAGATGTACAGTAAGTACGTAGACGTGAGGCTGGACACCTGTGCCATGAATGAGTATAAGTGTGTCCTAAAGGGAAGAGTCAGAGAAAGACCCTTCCCGTGGCGCTCCTGGGTAATGAAGCTGGAGCCTCCAGACATAAAGGAGGAAACAGCTCGTTTCTTTATGGAGATGACAGATAAAGAAACAAGGGCTAAGTTCTATCCACATATACTAGAGTACCTTCTCGACACCCATCCAGCCCAAGTGCTGGGAGCAGCACCTGTCGAGATAAGACGGAATCCACCTCAGTGGTTCACTGAGAAATATCCCAGCTTAGGGAGCTGTCCATGCACATTTCTAGAGAGCGACAAGTCGAGCTAAGGTACGCTCTGCTCTACGCTCAAGCTCATGAGCTTACTATCTCAGAGTTCATGCAGCTGTATATAAAGGATGAGCGTGAAGCAGTGTGGTTCTACAGGTGGCAGGCTCGATATGCCGAGCATATGCGGTGCAAGCTCAATAGGCAATTCGAGCTGCATAAACTAGCCCTGCAGCTTATCGACAGCAACTGCACCTGTCTGAAAGAGGCGCTACCTGAGAACCTATCTCAAGTAGAGGCCGAGTATATTTCTAAGGTACTCAGCACAAGATTAGCCCTCCTCGTGCGTAAGCAAGAGGAAGATATGGGGGCACCAGTCAAAAGAAAGGAAGTCAGACATGATAGAGTTAATGCTGGGAGCAGTACTAATGCTCCTGATATGTGCTACAATAGCATGGATTCTGAGCAAGATTGGCTGAGCTTAGACTCAAGCTCGGTAGAAGAGCTAGAGCTAGAGCCAGAGCTAGAGATAGAGTCAGAGCTAGAGATAGAAACAGAGGAGGACACCGAAGATGAGCCCAACCTCGATAGCGAGACTGCAGGTAGGGATACGGATACCGAGAGCAGTAGTAGCTCAGTTTGCCCTATACCTGCAGAAGAAGGGCATACCAGTGCAGAGTAAATCCTACATCTGCAGAGCAATACTCGGCGAGTTCTCTCGAGCTCTAGTCGCATCTGGTATCGACGTGCCAGATGAAGACACGGCTAAGAGAATAATGTCCGGTATCGCAGTATATCAGGAGCAGGATAAGCTCCTGCCAGAGCTAACCTCCATTATCGACGCAGATAGTCAGGAGGATAGAATCCAGAAGACACTGGATCTGCTCAATTCCTTGGAGATAGAGGTAGAGTAGTTATAGGAAGGAGCTGCCAAAAATAATTTACCGGCAGCCGAAAATAACCCTTGACAAGGGCATAAAAGTATGCTATAAGAGAGATTCCAATCTTGGATAGGACCTGCTTTGCAGGCCACTCTCTTAGCAGTAGTATAAGCCGCCAGCACCCTCAAAGGAGGCACAATATGCCTACGACTGTAAATGTCAAGAACAAAGTCCGCGCCTATAGCGTGGATATGAACTTCGGTGAGAATCTGGACGAGGCCATTGCTCTATTCGGGGCTGAGGTCGTCTACGACCTGTTCATCGACGGGGCAAAGCTGAAAACCAACGCCAGGGTTCGTCAATGCTTCGACAAGGATATGTCGGACGAGCAGATCGCCGAGATCCTGAGCATCTTCAAGCTCGGAACTCGCGGCCCACGGGCATCTGGTCCAAAGGACCCGAAGAAGAGGATTCTCTCCAACTTCGCAAACCTGTCCGCTGCAGACAAAGCGGACCTCATTCGCTCCCTCCAGGAGCAGCTTACCCAACTGCAGCAGCAAGCTGGGCAGCAAGCTGGGCAGTAGTCTGTCTCACAGGCAGAGGGATAGGGAGTCCTGGCGGCGCTCCCTATCCCTCATGTAAGATTTTCTTACACCTGGAGATAATGCTAAGAGCAGGAGAACAATCAATTATGAGCAAACGAATCGGAATAATGCTCCCGTACCCATTCGAGGAAGCAAGGCTGGCCAGGATTGGCTTCCCCTGCTATGTCCAACCCAAACTGGATGGAGTCAGAGCCAGATTTATTCAGAGAGATAAGGATTCCTTCGACCTGCTAAGCAGCCAAGGTAATCCAATTACACAATTACCCAGGCTTCTGCAGACTCTGAAAAGTCTCAGGCTCAAGCCAGGAACCGAGCTCGATGGTGAGCTATATGTCCATGGCTGGAGTTTCGAGAGGATATTCTCTGTAACCAGTAGAACAGTAGACGTACACCCTCTAGCGAATGAGATGGAGTATCACATATTCGATATGCCGTCGGCTGAAGGAGGCTACCATGACAGGCTCACCCAGATCCTTGGCCTTCCTATTCCCAGTGAATACCCTGGAATGGGAATCTACAGGGTAGAAAACTTCTACGCCCACTCCATGGAAGACATCAATAATCTGGTAGACATGTTCGTCAAGATGGGATATGAGGGAGTTATCATAAAGCAGAGAGACCTTCCCTACATCCGCTGCCGGACGCCTAAGATGCTCAAGATAAAGCCAGATAAGAGCGATGTTTACACTATAACGCAAGTAGTGCCAGAAGTATCACAGGATGGTGTAGTCAAGGAAAGAGTCGGAGCCTTTGTAGTGAAGGACGATGACTCCAACATATTCTCCGTAGGAACTGGGCCTCTTCTGACCTGGGATAATAGAGTTCAACTCTGGTCTATAAGACACTCCCTCATAGGGAAGAAGATCACAGTTAAATACCAACAACTGACAGATCGAGGCGTGCCTCGGTTTCCAGTAGCTCTGCATATCACACTCGGCGGTGAGGAGCAGAGCGAAAGCAGAAAGGAGGCTCTCCTATAGACAAGCAAAGCTTCCTCAACCAATGTCAAAGATCGTCACAGACAAAACAGACCTGAAAG